CTTTAATTCGTCTGAATTATAATTGATTGGATTAAATGATGGCATATTGCCATCACAAAAGACTCTCGCCCCTTTTGGGTCATCGTCAACCAGTTCGCTATTCTTTCCACGTTTATTTTCAATGTGTGCTTCAACACACCCAGGAATATCAATTATAGGGACTCCCACCTGCTCAGTAATTGGAGCAGCAGATGGGATTCTTGGAGGTGCTGCGAATCGGTCTGGAATTATTACTTGACGAATATTCACATTTCTAATACCAATATCACGAATCTCTGCCATTAAGGAAGTTTCATTCCAGGAACAGATCCTCCTTTACTTTCACCCATAGGAATAGCACCACCAGTTGCTCCAGGAAGTTCTGGCATTGCCGCATCCATCATTCCAGGAAGTGCTCCAGCAATTGCTTCTGTTGCTGCAGCAGCAACTTGTTCTTTTACATTCTCAATAATAGAATCCTTATTAAGATAAACATAAGAACCACCACCTACAATACCTGCAATTCCTACAAATGATAGAACTGCTAAAACATTAATTACTTTTTGCATCTTAATCTTTACCTTTTTTTATAGGACATGTTATATGTAGTCCATAACAAAGTAGAGTTATAAATCCAAATACAAAAAATCCACTCATCATTCTACCAGCGTCCCATGTTCCCTACGAATTTTTCTTAGTGCTTCTAGATTCATATCTTTAGTGCCTCCATCATAGGCATGAGCGTACCCTTCAGTAATCATCTGCTCGTTCAATGATACTTCTGCGTCTCCAATATATAACCAACCAAGAAGGCGACCGTACTTACCCATGCCACCAACCAATTCAGTTCTGACAGAGAGTTCATCGTCACCAGCAATTGCTCCTTCCAGTTTTTCTTTCATCCAGTTGGTAGCATCTAGTCCCAGAGCCTTCTCCTCAAGATTTCTCGTTCTCTTCTCTGGTGTATCAACTCCAGCAACTCTAACTCTTTCTTTCTTGTATAGATCAAACCCGAGGTCAATAGTGACATCGATAGTATCGCCATCAAGAACACGATTAATCTCTGTTACTCGGAAGTTGTAGCAGGATTTCCTGCTTGGTGGTGTCATTGCTCCCATAATTGATCTCCTTGGCATCTGCTGCCGATACTATTCCGATAATTGTGATTGCTGCTGATATGACGGCACCAGCACCCCAAACCCACCTTTCTAGTTTACGAATCCTGTCACGAAACTCTTCTTGAGTTTTCTCAGCGTCCTCAATCCTGTGTGACAGGAGTGCTATCTGCTGGTCCTGGTTCGCATCTTTCTGGTTGATTTGATCTGCCATCGTCCAATTCAGCAAATGCTTCTCTTAGTATATAGTAGATACAATAGAATGACCCTGCGACAGCAAGGAATACCATAAAGATCACTGACCATACAGGATCATTCATATTATCCAAAGGACGTAATAATAAATTCATTTTTTACTATTGGGACTAGGAACTAATTGATATGCCATTTTATCTCTCAACTTATTAATACGTTTCTCATCATACTGCTTGAAGTTTTCTCGTTTCTCAACCTTCTTGTAATAGTGTAATGCATTGAGGATGATTGTGTAGTCATCCATATCTAATTCAAATTTCATTAACAATCATTAAATACAGAACCAATTTCAGCACCAAGTTCTGAACCTGCCTTGTTACCTAAAAGCATTGCCCATCCAGATGCCAACCATCCAATATAAGGAATACCACTAACTGCAGGTACAACTAAACCAGCACTAACTGCGGTCCCTGCCATCGCACCTTGACTTCGTGCGCCAGCGTCCGCCCTGATACACTCTTCGCTTTTTGCAAGGGACTTTCCCTCAGCATCAACTGCACCTCCCATATTGCGGGTGCCATCCATCGTATATTGATCACTGCGATACTCACGGCGATCTTCAGTGGTCGGTCCAAACCAACCACGCTTATCCTTATTAAGTTGAAGACTTCTACTTGATTCTAAAATAGCAGGATCGTTTGCTTTATATTCAATCCTATACCCGTCTCGATTACCCTCAACATTATAAGATGAATAGTCACCATTTGGGAAATGAATATCTGGATAATTGATTGCTTTATTATTAATCAAATGACCCAAGACACCAATATGAGCAATCCCAAACAGTGTCCCCACTGTCAGAACTACCCACTTAAATGGTGATTTTTGATTGGCCATATTTACATCTTGTAAGGGGGTTGATCGGAATCGGTTACAATTTTGATTGGTCCTTGCTCAACTCTAATGGTCTGAGCTGGTGCAGTTTGGGATGCAGCAGCAATCAATCTTTCGAGATCTGCCTTAGTGATTCCGCCAGCAGCACCTGAAGCACCACTGGCACCATTCATTTTCATGGTGCCATCACCAGATTTCTTTGCCGTTTGGACTCCGAACGTAGCTAAAACTCCAGTAAAGACACTTGCGATAAAAGTCGGATCAATCTTCCCTTGTGGGAAACCAGGGATCGTTACATAGTTCAGTGTGAGAATACCGCCAGACCAGACAAGAATACCAAGACGGACGAAGGTTGAAAGAATAGCAAGATGCTCCTCAGAGTCTTCAACCTTTTCCTTCAACTTTCCCAATGGACCTTTCTTCTTTGAATCTTCCTTTTTAGTCTCTTCGACCTTAACTTCTTCGGGCATTGATAGCAATGCGAGGCATCTTTATTTATAGTCTAGATACTCTTTCTCTTGTTGATAGGGCACATACTCACCAGTTTTTATCTGCCAAGCATGACTCAGTTCTGGTAATAACCACTGATCCACCCTAATGCATTGCTCCCAATTAACAGGATGAGCACAACTCACCACTACAACAGCAAAGAATGCTTTAGTATGAATCCAAATAGTATACATTACTCTTTAATGTATCCATTTTCTACTAACCACTCTCGTGTCATAGGAGTGGGATCGTAGTCAGTCCACATAGTTCCACGAGCACAAGACTCAAGTGCCCTAGCAGTCATGCCTTCAGTTTTACCTGCCCAAATTGCTTCTTTCTCCCAGGGAATAGCAGAAGGTTGTAATATGTATGCTCTCCGTGCCATCTCTTGCCACATCTGAGGAACATCGTCTTCATGATGAATAATAGCAATCAAACTATTGTCAATAGTACCTGCCATACAGTCTTGAGCAGCGTGCCATCCTTCATGACGCATCACAGACATCAATGTGCCAGTACGACGCATGTAATCAACATTCAGAAAAAAGTTATTACTTACAGTGTGATAAACACCCCGATGACCAGATGGAAAGTATCGTGAATCTGCTAGAAAAACTTTAGCTCCGACTGTATTAAGTGATCGGACGAGAGAATTAAACTCATCAGCAACAAGACTATAATCAACATTAACCAGGTAGTTATCTTTATTGAGATCTGAAACTGTTTTGAGTTCTTTGACATGATCTGTACATTCTTGAAGCAACATACATCCCTGAGCATGAGGAGTGAAGTGCTCTTCCTCTTTAATTGGATCTGTCAGTTGAATTGTCTTGCTCTCCACCCTCATCGTCGGTACGAGGAAGCAACTGCTCATGAGGATTGATGTTAAGGCAACTCTCAAGTTTCCAGACATTTTCTTGATGAACATCACGTAAGTACTCCTGAAAATAAAATTCAATGTTAGTTGTATCTTTATTACCTTGACTTACCCAATTATGGCAAAACTCATATACTGCTCTACAGTTCTCGTCAAGGTGATGTTGTAGAGCACGAAACACAGCAGCTCTCAACTGCATACGTTCGTCAGTAAATCTCCAGTCTTCTGTCATTTTTTATTATGCACCACGAAGTAGTTCCTTAAATTTCATTACTGCCAATAATAGTGATAGAAGTTTCCTTTGGAATGACACATCGGATCTTCAGAAGAAACCCGATATCTCAACATAGATTGCCCTTTGTAATCGGTTCTACCATTGAGAACCCTTGACCATAATAATATATTATTCCTGCCCTGTACAGAGCTTAACCTCTCTACAAGTTTTGGATTCGGGAGAA